CGCCAATTCCCGATCTATGCTGCTCACCTCGAAAGGGGGAACTGCCTTGGAAATCATAGATTCCGCAAGCCCTCACTTAGTGAGGTCCCGTCACCAGTCTTATTCTAAGACTCCGGTGGGCAAGATAACGTTATTCGTAACCACATCTTGTCCTGCATTACGCCCTTTTAAGGGTGTAATACTTCAATATCTTCAGACAATGAATGCTTGCATTCTTGCTGAAGGGAAGCAGGCTGTGGCTCGTTATAAGAGTTACAAGTCGATGTTCCTTGAAGTACTTGTGTCAGGTTCTCTGCCACAAGGTAAGTATAAGCATGCCATTCCTTTGTATAAGGTGGCATTACAGTACCGAAGTGATCCGTCTGTTCTTACAGCGCTTCACACCGTGTTTAGATCTTATGATCTATACACACCCCCTGCGAAATTAATTTCTCAGGAGGAGTCTCAATTTGTTGAGACCTTTATGGTTGATGCGTTGGAACTCCAGCAACATGAAGAATTTATTCTCATGGAGGACGAAGTCTTCGACTTCAAGGCTGAGATACGATTAATCGTACATTCTCAGGCTTTCCGCGAATTTTCGCGCAAAGTTCCATTCTCGGCGGCTTTTAAACCACGAGAGAAAGCCATACTTCTTGCGAAGCATGGGACTGCTACCTTTTCAAAAGGTAGTCGCCCGAAAAGGGTGAAGGGGTATGCTCCCGCTATTATGGGTGCTACCGCTGAGTTGAAGCAGAGTATTAATACTATGCTCAGGGATGGCCGGTCATATTATGATCTGCTATGCGACCTTGGCGATGCCATCGGTTCGCATTCGTGGCCTTCTATGAAGTTTCCACGTGAGGCTGAACCACCTAGTGGTCCACTTCGGGCTTCTCTTCGTCGAAGAGTTGCCTTCGGTAATCCAGGCTTTAAAAGCAGGATTATAGCCATAGCTGATTATACTACTCAGTATGTGCTTAGTCCGTTGCACAAGTGGGCATTTGATGTCCTGTCAGCAATTGACTCTGATTACACTTTCTCTCATGAGACTGGTTTTCAGAGACTATCCGAGTTTACTCGAGATAGTAAGTACGTCGCTTGCTTTGATTTATCAAACGCAACTGATGCACTACCGGTCGCACTTTCTAAGTGCGTTCTTCAACATGTATTACCAAACGGGCAAGTAATTGCTCCGATGTGGATACGTGTCCTCTGCGAACTACCATTTAATGGCAAGTACTACAGAGTGGGACAACCGATGGGCCTGCTGTCCTCTTGGTCAGTAGGTTTAGCGCTAACACATCACTTCGTGATTTGGATGGCGGCATCCCGTGCAGGGCTTCTTCCAGAAGTTCTCAAGAACCCTAAAGAGTTCTATGGGATTGTAGGTGATGATGTTTACATCATTAACCCGATATTAGCTCATTATTATTCAATAATAATGAATGCCCTCGGCTGCAAGATTAATCTTGCAAAATCCCTCATCGTTTCTGAGAAACGACGTGTATCTGAATTCGCTAAGCGAAATTCACTGGAAGGGGACGAGATCTCTGCGATCTCTCCCAGGTTAATCGTGAAATCTTTTTCCGATTATGCCTGCGTTCGAGAATTAATTCTCAAGCTCAGATCAAGGGTTCTTTTAGGGCCCTTGAAGGGTAGCGCCTCATCTTTCGATGAGCGAGCATTGGTAGATCTCTATCAATTGTTCGGCTCGGACTTTATCCGGGCGTCGATTGGCACTATGTGCACTATCCCAACATACTATGCTGGTCTGGCAGAACTCAGTTCTGTCATCGCACCGTGGCCACCGATGGTGAGGATTAATTTCCTCGTTATGAAGGCGTTAACACTCTTAGAGTATTCGCTTCGGAGCATTTATATAAATGCTTCAGGACAGGATGTTTATAACTCCCTTGTCCTTTGGTCAATGGAGGACTTAGTCCCCTTGTCATACTTCCCACGCACTCAATTCATTGAGTTTGTAAGGCAGCAGACCATTGAGGCCGAAAGCCTTCTTGGTCAGAGAGGCCTGGAGTCTAACCATTTAATGGCTAAGCTCGCTCAGCTAGTCTATGATGTATGCCTTTCAAGGTACACACCGGACGAGTTCCAGCTCTTAGAGCTAGAATTTCTTACCGAACTCGATTCCTTTGTTAAGCCTCCTTCGTTTTCAACGAAAGAGGCAGGTCGAAAAGAGATTAGATCTCTCGCGTTCAAGGTTTATAAGTCGGTAAAGCATCCGCTCACTGATGGAAAATCATTTGAACTGATGATAAGTCGTAGACTTATCATGCTTCTCTACAAATTTAAATTTGTAGATACAGCTCGTCCCTCTAGGGAAGAGTTATACCAGAGGTTATTTATGACCTCTGACGAATCTCCTGATTTATCAGTGGAATAGCTGTCTATTGATTTATCAATATACAAAT